AATAACTGATGATGAAGAGGATGTTATAGCCGCTGCATTGTTGACATGGATATTAGCTGAGGCTCCCGTACATGCTCGTTTGATCAACGCCACTACACAAGATAATATGCTTGACGCGGTCCAGATGGCGAACAATGACCCTCTAGTGCGGGACTTAACCGGGTTAGAAGCCCAACGAACCGCAGCAATGATTGCCGGTCGCCAAGTTGAGCGGGATTTACTAGGGCGTGAGGGTGGCATATTAATGACTGAAACTCAAACCCCCGCAGAGACCGCGAAAGCCACTGAAGCTGAAGTGTTGGCCGGCCAAACACCATCTATTGAGGGTGGAACCGCGCAAGATTCCGAGATAAATAAACAATGGGTGACGCAGGGTGACTCTAGAGTCCGCGCAACTCATTTAGCTGCTGATGGTCAAATTGTTTCAATGAATCAACCTTTTACCGTTGATGGCGAATCATTACAGTGGCCGGGAGATAGAACATTGGGGGCAAGCCTAGGGAATATCGTTAATTGCCGATGTGAAGCCGATTATAATACTGAAGATATTATCGCTTTACGTCAAGGGCGTCCCGCATAATGTATAAATGTAAATACTTTAAAATACAAGAACTTGTACCAGAAAATGCATACGCGGAGCGCGGCGAAAAAGCTTGGGAACTACTTGATGAACGAGCGTTAATCACACTTGATACTTTGCACGATAAATATGGAACCATGATTATTAACAATTGGTTATGGGGTGGCCCCCGGCAATGGTCCGGGTTGCGTACTGCGAGTAGCCCCTACGGCACAATGTATAGTCAGCATAGATTCGGTCGGGCGTTTGATGTAATATTTAAAAACTATGATGCTGATCATGTGCGCCAAGAGGTTTTAAATAACCCCGAGTGGTTTCCGCTAATAACATCCCTCGAATTAGATGTTAGTTGGTTTCATTTTGACGTTAGAAATTGTGAAAGGATAAAGGTGTATAAACCCTAAAGATTTAGAGAAAGAAATAGGTAAAAAGTACGAAATGTATAATACTGACCAAGGTTCATGCGAGCTTTGTAAAATCTAGAGGAGATATAAGTAATGGAAATGAAGGGTGCTAGATTAGCGGCAATTTTAAACTCTGAGATTGACGCTCAGACAGATAATAACACCAATGTAGGCGATGTGATAGCAGAAATGGGCAGAGCTGGTGGCATATCATCTTCAACCGTTGGCTGTGAATATGATACTGACGGTAAGGCATTTCATTGTTGCCTAATCACAAAGGATGGTGGGGTTTTAGCTGAACTGAAAGAAATCAAAAGGTTTTACAAGTAATGAGCATAGAAACGAAATATTTTGGCGGTAAAGTCCGCGAAATTAAAGAGGAAGACCGTAACGGTCAACCCGTAGGTATTCTAGCTGGGTATGGTGCCACATGGGATATAGACCGAGGGCAATTTGGAATCCGTGACCAATTTGTACGCGGTGCTTTTACTGAATCTTTACGTGAGCATCAGGCTAAGGGTCGGCAAATTCGTTTGAAAAACCAACATTATGAGCTAATAGGTGGGTTTCCTATTGAAAACATGCGAGAAGATGAGGTGGGTTTATTCGGGATTGGCGAGGTCAATCTGAATCTTGAATTAGGTCGAGGCGTAATGGCGTTGGCGCGTCAACAAGTTTTAACCGATTTTTCCATAGGCTTCAGCGTTGTAGAATCCACTGAAGATGAAGGGTTACGTAAAATAACAAAAGCTGTTATCTGGGAAATAAGCGTAGTGGAGGAGCCAATGAACCCTCATGCTGTCATCACCGATGTTAAAGGTTTTCAAAATTTACCCCTTGCTGATAAAAACTATGAATGGGATTATGACGCAGCATTAAATCGCGTTCGTGAGTTTACAGGGTCGACTAAATCCCCTAGTGATACATATCATAAAGCATTTTTAGATTTTGACCGTAGTAATCCGAGCAATTTTGACAGCTATTCAAGCGCATCTCTTATCGCCGATGTAATTGATGGTCAACTAATGGTTGTTCGTGGTGCTGTATTTAAAGCCGCAGATGAAGGTTATAATATCAAACACATCGAAAAGTATTATGCAAAAATGCAGATGGCTAGCCCTTTTGACGCTGATCAGCGTAAGTATTTTACCGCTGAAAATGTAAAAGACTGGACAACCCGCGATATCGAACGCGCATTGCGTCAATCCGGTTCATTTTCTAAATCTGCGGCGAAAGTAATCGCGGCGCGAATGAAAACTATTGACAAACAGGAAAAAATCATAGACAATAATCAGGAAATATTAGACGAATTAAAGTCTATGCAAAATTTATTTAAATAACTAGACGGGCGGGATACCCTATCTAATGCTCCGGCGGGATGCCGAAAGCCGATAAGTAAACAATTATCAACGCTTTATAGGAGCATTACAAATGCCACAACCCACAGAAGAACAAACTCAGATCATGGAGGGCGTCAAATCCCTACGTGATCTAGTGCATGGAAATCATGAAAAATCCGCCGCCACCGTTAAGGAAATTTCTGAAACTGTCGATAAGTTTCTAAACGAACAGGAAACCAAAAATCAGAAATATCTAGCTGACGTGAAAACAGCTGAGGAAAAAGAAGCCGAAACGAAATCCCGAATGGACGCCCTTGAAATTGAATTGGCGACTCGTACAGAGAAAACCGGCGAAAACTACAAAGATTCCGCAGAATACAAAGCAATAGAAACTTTCGCTAAAAAAGGCGATAAGGGTTTGTATGATTTGGACGCTGAGCTAAAAGCTACACTGCGTACTGATGTAGACACCCAAGGTGGTTACTTGGTTGACGGCGAATTGGATAATGTAATTACTAAACTGATTACTGAAATTTCTGGTTTACGTTCTGTGTCTCGTGTTCGTACCATCGGTAAGAAAACGTTAGATATGGCAATCCGCACTGCCATTCCCACCGCCGCTTACGAAGGTGAAGCCGAGCAGGGTAATGAGTCAAATTCTGTTTATGGAAGTGAATCTCTCACAGCATTTCGCTTATCTGTAACCATCCCGATTACTCTCGATATGTTGATGGACGCCAGTTTCAATATGGAATCTGAAATATTCAGTGACGCTGCCGAAGCTTTTGCACAAAAAGAGGGTAATAAATTTATCCTTGGTACTAACTCTAAACAACCCGAGGGAATTTTAGTTAATACCGCAGTTGTTGCGGGTGCTCGTACAGGTGCCGGCGCTTCTGGTTTATTGATAGCCGATGATTTGATCAACCTCACCGGTGATCTGAAAACAGGTTACAATCCTACTTATGTTCTAAATCGCGGTACTCTTGCATTTTTACGCACACTTAAATCTACGGACGGCGTATTTTTATGGCAGCCTGGAATGAATGGTCCTATCGCCAACACGATGAATGGTTTCAATTACGTTCTAGCTCAAGACATGCCAGCAATGGCCTCTAACAGCTTATCGGTTGCCTTCGGTGACTTCCAACGCGGTTACACCATCATTGATCGCACCGGCGTTAGCATGGTTCGGGATGAATTTACTAGCAAGAAAAATGCAATCGTTGAGTTTACTATTCATCGCTGGAATTATGGTAAAGTCGTAGTACCTGAAGCAATCACTCTGCTTAAAACTGCCGCTTAATAAGATTCACCCCGGTCAAAGCCGAGGTAATTTTTATAACTCATCGAGGAAAATTGAAATGAACTACGATTTAAAAAATAACGTTAAAGATAGCGTCGGTCTAGCACCGGTTGCGATTACTACCGATACCACCACTGTTACCGCTATCATCGACACCAAAGATTTCGATTCATTGGTATGGCAGATTATGTCGGGTGTCATTACTGATGGCGCATACACAATTGTAATCGAGGAAGGTGACGCATCTAACCTATCTGATGCTGCCGCCGTTCCTGCGGCGGAACGCTTGGGAGATTTACCCGCGTTTGCTCTAACTGAGGACGGCGTTAGTAAACGTGTCGGTTCCGTAGGTAAAAAACGTTACCAGCGTTTATCTATCATTTCCACAAGTACTACAGCCGGCGCTTTGTTTTCAGTCGGTGCAATTCAAGGTCATGCGAAATCTAAACCCGTAGCTTAAAAACTACCTCCCCACAATTAGGGGGCTTAATCGCCCCTTTTTTTTGGAGCTATAAGAATGAAACAAGTA